TGAAAGTATTTAGCATTTTCTCATCACCCGACATTATAATCTTTAGTGCTTCCTTGATCTTCTCTCTACAAGGAGCAGGAGTAGATGACTTGACTGCTTCAATACCCATAATCTTTAAGTGAGGTTCCTTATATCGAACACCTTCCATATCATGAACATTGAGGATATATCGTTTCTTTGCAGTCCAAATCCCCTTGTCAGCAATTGCTTCTCTGGCCATAAACATCTTTTGATCGTATGCATTTACAGTTTTAGCAAGAGCTTGATAAGATTTGTCAATAAAAGGTTCCAACTTCTCTTTTGCAACCTTATCCAAGAAGGTGACGATTTTGCTAGTCTCAGCTCCTTCTTTGAAGACACTATTAACCAGTGAGTCAAAAGTGATGTAAACTGAATCAGTATCACTTGCAATAACGTAATCCACGTGCTTGGTTTCCAAGATTTTGTTAAGATAAATGTTGAGACTTTTTTCAATCCAACGTATAGATAATTGCCCAGAAGTCGTAATTGCAGTAGCAACCAACAAATCAAAATACCTAAACCAATTATTGCCAATTGCACCATAAGCGGAATTAAGAGAAATCTTCTTTGCCATTTGGATGTTATCGTATCTTGATATTTTCTTGAGTATTGAGGAGTCATTAGTGTCCTCATACTGTTGTTTAGCTTCGAGCATAAGTTTTTTATATTTAACACGGTCATTATACATATTCTCCATTAATTCTGGCAAAAACCCTCTAACGTCTTTACGAAAAAACGCACCATTAGGAGTCATACAATACTCTGTATCATTTTTAATCTTACCATCTAATATCTTATCAACCATACCCTCAACCATATCAGTACCACCATTCACCAATGTCTCAGGCGAAATGTTATACTGCATTATAAGGTGAGGATATAGCGAGTTCAAGTCAAAAGACATAACCCATTTGTGCATACCAACTTGTGGGTCTTTTACATACGCACCTTCAAACTTTTCTACCTTTTTGTGTTCAGTCTTTTGTGGGATAACAATATTCTTTTTTCGTAGATAGTTGTATATTACAATATCCCAATAACGAACAGAGCCAAGGACATCAGTAAAGTTGACCTTACCATCATACGCCATAGTTAAACACAGTTCAATAAGACGCATCTTATCTTCTAGTTTATCTACAATCTCAACGTCTTGAATGTTGTATTCGATAAACGATTGATAGTCTTTCTGATACCATTCTTTGAAAGTTTCATATGGGTTGCCGTCTTTGCGTTCACCTAGCTCTACAAATGCAATATGGTCTAGTGTGTATCGTTCTTGGTTTGTATATGTAAACTTGCGATATAGATCAAAGAAATCTAGTGCAGCAACACCGTAAATATTATAGACTTGTTGTTTACGGCCCATCTGATATACTTCACGTTCATGCACCTTACCCCAAGGAGATAATTTATCAACCATCTCTCCACCTAGAATTTTTGCAATTCGATTACACAGATAAGGAATATCAAAAAACTCAGTATTCCAGCCAGTAATAACGTCTGGCTCAATCATAGACCAAGTGTCAAGGAATTTAAATAGCAAGTCTGCTTCATCCTTACACAAGCGATAGTCCACATCATCACGATGGTTTTGGAACTCATGAAGACCCCAAACAATAATCTTTTTGTTTTGGTGGTTCTTCATTGTGATTGACAGCATAGGTTCTGCTGCATCTTTTGGATTTGGAAATCCGTTCTCGCATTCAACCTCAATATCAATCGTCACAATGCATAGCTGATCTTTATCCCACGGAATATCGTTAGGAAACTCATCACCAATGTAGCAATAATTGTATTGAGTGTTACCAAACACAAGACCTTGCTTCTTATGAAGATCATACCAATCCTTCGCCTCTGTAATAGAGTCGAACTTGTTGGGTTTTACATGCTTACCATCTAAGGTCTTATACCCAGTGGGTTGTGAAACAAGATCAAAAAGTGTAGGTTCATAACGAATCTTCTTCTTGAAACGAAGGCCATTATCAACTCCTCTAACGAAAAGTTGATTGCCCCATTGAAGTACATTAGTGTAAAAGTCCATTGTTAGACTATACCACCTTTGTAGTTATTTGTCAAGGGTATATTAATCTATTTCGTCTGTTTCATCGCCTTTTTCTGACCAATCAGATAAGACAAATTTTCTACTTGGATTGACACTAACTTTAAATCTTTTCAACAAATCTCTATTAATAAGAAATGTACTTGCAGCATCTTCTAGCTGAAGTCCAATAGGAACATCTGTATAAATCATATTATTAAATTTTACATTTATATATACTATTGGCCGTTCAGTAATCTTACCAATATGAGTAGGTTTTGAAATTCCCTGTAATTTGCTGGTGAATTTTTTACCCTTTCTCTCCCACTTAACAGTTTTACCAGACACTTCTACTTTATCAACAACTAACATAGATGCCTTTGTACCATTGCCGGTATCAAATTTAGCTCTTATTGGTCCATATCCATCAATCTCTACAGTCTCATGATAACCCGATTCTTGATTAAAATCAAACCTTCTGTGTACAGGATTTTGCAAATACTCAACCATTAATTTAACGATATCTTTTTCTTTTGTTGGTTCTTGTGGAACCGTAGTCATATCGTAGTTTTGAAACTCTGATCCCATACCAGGCGAACCATTACACTCTAAGACATAAATTTCATTATTTACAATTGCATGATCAACACCAACCATGTATGCACCCGTTGCTCTAGCAGCTGCAAGAACTTCTGCCTTCTCATCTTTACTCAAGGTATAAGGTTTTGTCTTTGCGCCCATATGACGATTGGAACGAAAATCTTTTTCTGGTTTAATTCTCTTAGTTGAGGCAACGATACGACCATTAAGAACGATAGTCCTAACGTCAAATTCTATTTTTAAAAATTCTTGAATGATAAGGGGCGCATTGAATTTCCACAATGACTGAATAACACTCATCATGGATTCCATACTGTCAACCTTAGAAACACCGATACCTTGTGTTCCTGTCAAAGTTTTGATAATGACAGGAAACTTACCACCGATACGTTCATGAGCATCAATAATACTTTTTTCATTGTTGACCAGTGATGTACGGGGAGTGTTGATATTGTTTCGTTCAAACGATGTATAGGATGACATTTTATTATCACATGTCAACATACCATCACGATCATTGATCATCATGCAACCAGCATTTTGCAGTGTACCTAGTAATGCAAGACCAATCTCATCTTGCAGAACACCAGCCCGCACAAACACCACAGTCGATGCAGTTTCAACTTCAATATCCTTTTCTTCACCATCATAATTTTTAATGGAAACTATACCCTTTTCGATATCGTTATCAGACACCCATGCCTCAGTTGTTACCACCCTATAGCATGGCAATCCTAAGTCTGAACAGGCCGCTAAGAGCATACCAGTAACAACTTCTGGTTTTTTTGATTTAGAGTTTGTTAAAATAAGAACTGTTATCTTATCTCCAACAGCTTCCTCAGTTATAAAAGACTTGAAATTTTCCACTATTAAGTTTCCCGTTTTTTGCCAATGTTATACTTAGTCTCTAACGACCACTCAGATTTATCTTTGAATGATATAACTTTGATTTGACTAAGAGGTGCAGATGGTTCTGCGACACCAACAATTTCAACCAAGCCCCAATCATTGAGAAGATTTACAATTGTATTTCTCCTTGCAATATCATTCTCAGAAAGATTAGTACTTTTACCGTCTAGTGCGAATAGTTCCTTAAAATGAACAATATAATATTTACCCTGCTTATGTAAAATATGGCAGGATTGATATAATTTCTTTTCTTTACGTGAAGCAACTCCAATTCGTGATAGTGTCTCTCTTACTTTCAGAAAATCATCGGGCTGTTTCAAAACAACCTCTAACATGTCCTTCTGTGTCCAACTAACTTCTTCCATTTTTTCCACCCTTATATGTTCTTTGTTTTATGGCAGAAATCTGTTCATCATCTAGTACATCAAGAGCGGCCTTAGCCTTCTCATTATTATATCCATAATACTCTTTAACATACTCTAGATTAGCTAATTTCGTCGCCTTCGCCCAAGGACTAAATCGTTTCCTTGGTCTTAGACTATTTAGGAAAAAGTCAAACTGTAACTTTTTATCTATGTTTGGTAGTTGATTTATCTCATTAACAAATAATATAGTATCTTGAAACGGCATAAGACACTTATTCACAACAAAAGGCGGGTATTTCTTTTCCCACGTTTTATCCCCACTATCCATCAAAGGTTCTTTTGTTTGGTTAATCGCTTTTAAGTAGTCTTTTAATTCATAAGTCATGAACGCCTTCCACCATTATAATTCCACAATCCTTCATACGCTTCATCCAACTCCATTTCGGGAACTGGACGCCTATTCATTTCCATTTCATTTGCACCATTAAGAAGAGTTAAATCTTGTCTTAATTGACCATCTGATAACTCACCAATAAAATATGTTCTAGGTCTTTCTAAGATAGAAAACTCATAAACCAAATGTTCAGCTGCCTCTCCTATTAATTCTCGAATCATATCACGATCTTCAGTGCTCTTATGTTGAAAAGACGTTGTTCCATATATTGAATGAAACAGACCAGCTTCACAAATATAGTTAGGAGAATTATTTGTAACAAGAATATCATGTACAGCGATAAGATGTTCTATCAAGGTTCCACCACTATGAGGAACCTTATCAGCACCCATTGCAATAAGAAATTTAATCTTTGTAGTGATCGAGTCTTGCATCATTCACCTCTGTAGTAAAACACTTAAATACAATACAGCTTCTTAATTTGAAACAGTTCTTGGACACAGGCATTGCTTGATGCAATCTCTTTGCTGGAAAAACCATCAATCTATTTCCAGTGTATGCAACGTGTTTTTCAATTTCCTTTGGTTGTTCTTTTTTCTCTTGATCGTGTTCTGTCCATATTACAGTTCCGCCGCCCCAATCTTTTCTCCAATCCATAAGAGGAAAATAGATCATGGTAAACTCACCATCATCAATATGAGGCCGAGGTTCTACGCCATATGTATGTGCATTAAAATATATTCTACGAAAAGTATCAATACCATATTTTAATTTGAAATCAATTTTATACATAAAGTGATTCCACACAGGAATCAACCACTCAAATCCATTATCAGTAATCTGTTTTTCAGTTTTTCCAGCAAGCCGATGCCAGTGATATATATCCTGTTTATTATCAGATTTATGGTAGTACTGCCACATAAATTCTTTGTCAGACATTAAATCACTAACCATCTGAGCATCATGATTATTCATAACATTATCATAAACGTGTATTTTAGATTCACTCATTATAAAAATCTAACCTCTCATTATTACCACCATTTGCAACAGTTTTATATGTTATAGTGTATCTCATATTATGACAAATTCTTGCAACTGGTTCAGCTTTATGCCAATGCCATGCGTCAAAAAGAACCACTCTATTTCCTCTATTGGTAACATGTTTTAGCACTTCAAGTTCTTCAATCCTATCTACACTATTTTCAATATAAGGTTCCCAAATAGTTGTACCACCACCCCAATGATACTGGTTCCAATTTAGAATAGGGTAATATAATAAAGTCATATTGCCCCTATTACCATCATAATGAATATGTGGCTCTTGTCCATGACTATGAACGTTTATATAAGCATCACCATAACTATCAATACTAAACTTTGATTTGAGATTAATACTTTTTTGAAAATCATCAAACAAATCATGTATCCATTTTAGATCAAGATGTTCTAAAGATTTTTCATCCTGACCATGTTTTGACATCCAATGACGATTAGGCCCCTCTTGAGGCTCCCATTCTCCCCACTTTAGTCCTTTTGGTAACTCAAATGGATAGTAGCTACGACCAGATAATGGCAAACTATATGCAGGACCATATTTATGATTCTTTACTAATTTCTCTATCTTTTTTGCTACTTCTATAGGAAGCACATTATCAAATACATGCACACTCATTTGAATTTTGCCCTTGACATTATCTCAGTTAAACAAGCGAGAGTGTTAATTTCTTGATCTGCGACAAACGCTGACTTATACTGGTACTCGCCCAATATAACAACGACATGAGGTATACTGCCACCATCCACGCAATCATACAGGTTATCATACAAGTTACGAAACAAACGTACAGGATCGTTATCAAGATTATCGACAACCCATTCACGAACATCAGTAAACTCCTTTTTTTTCATGTGACTCATAAGTTCATTTATGTTGTCACTCTTTATATTTACCAAGATACCAGCGTCAATAGTTCCAGAAACAGAATATCTTTGCAACTCATTTAGAACTCTTCGCCAGTCAGGAAAGTGTTTCTGTACTAGAGCAGCAACGGCCTTGGGTTCAAAATCAACATTCTCATTCTTGAGAATTTTCAAAGCACTCTTGAAGAACTCACCAGAAAGTTCTAGTTTCTCTTCTTTTGGAATTGAGAAATCATAAGTTGGACATCTGGATATGAGTGCAGGGATAATACGATTTTGATAATTACAAGTTAGAACAAATCCACAATTTGAACTAAACTCTTCAATGAACCCACGTAACGCAGGCTGTGTTGATTGAGGATTAAGGTAATCAGCCTCATCCAAAATCAAGTATTTGCGACCACCATGTAGAGACACAGTGGAAGCAAAGTTTTTGATCTTGGTTCTGAGAATGTCAATACCTGACTCCTCAGAACCGTTGATCATCATGTAGGTTAGACCCATCTGTTCAAGCATTGCTTTTGCAGCTGTGGTCTTTCCTACGCCTGGCCCACCAGAGAGAGTGACATTTGGAAGTTCTCCAGCTGACACAAACTCAAGTAGAGTCTTCTTTAACTCTTTAGGGAGTACGCACGATTCGACTTCAGTTGGGCGGTATTTCTCTACCCATAAAAATTCTTCCATAATATAATTTCTCCCTATTTACCATAGTATGATTCTGGTTCTAGAGCAATAAAGTATTCAATATCAACCTGAGTGTTTTTGAAGTTACTAATTTTGTTTTTAGAAACACCAACATTGTAAGTTCCAGGCATCAACTTCAAATTCTCAACTTTGAACCAAAACTTATGATCTACAGGAATAGGTGTTTCATGATCCATCTTATCATAATCAACTTCCATAGAAAACATATTTGCAGTATCGTTCTTCTTGTCAGTTACTCTAAGAGTGCCATTATGCAATACCATGTCTGGCACACCAATAACAGCAGCTGCTTTTGTAATGTCAGACAATACTTTATCAGAAAGATTGAAACTAATCTCAGCAGGAGGCATATTAATTTCATCTTTAACTGCCGTAACAACAGATGGATCACTATACCAGTATTTTAATACGTTGTTAGTTTTATCTTTCATTATTACAAATTTATCTTGAAAATCTAAATCTGGATTTTCAAATAAAGATAGGGCTGCAAGAAATTCATTCAAGTCATAAATTGCAACGTCCTTCTCAAATGTTTCACTTACTGTAGCCTTTGCCACAATATTCTTCATAGCAGACATTGTAGATAGTGTATTGCCCACTTTAATCATTAGGTTCTGATTTATTGTAGAATAATTCTTCAATACAGATACCGTTTTATCACTTAGTTTCATTACTTAGATTCTCCATCTCATTAATATATAGTGCTATTATACCATAGTGTATAACTTTTAACAAGTCCTTTTTGTCCTTGCCGTTCTTTTTTCCATACCGTTGTGCATATTTCAATATGTTTCCGATACAAAAACCTTCACCGTGTCCACCGTCTATGATGAACTCTGTAGCTTGAAAAGTGTTCTTGCTATAGTGTCCATCATATGTGGAATCAATGTATTCTTTTAATCTCGCAAGAATATCTCCTTCATTGTATTTGTAATCTGGATTAGTCACTTGCATTTTCGCCATCATATAAACTCTCTTCACGATCTGACATGTACTTCTTTTTTTCTTCTTCAGAATCATTCACATTCCAATTCATAGCAATAGAGCGGCGTTCACCTTCACCAAAGAAAGGCAACACTTGATGTTTGAGCCACTGAGGAAAGATTAACATAGCACCTTCAGTAGGTTTAATGTAATCCTCTGTCTGTGGTCTAAGCTGCATAAGATCACGCATAGTGTTAGTGCCCCAACACAAATGAGTCCACCCATCAACAGCACCTGAGGCACCCTTAATATTAGGAACGTCTGGAGTATCTTGGATACACTGAGGAACTTTCAACCATAGGAAACCCGATAGACCAGCAACAGTCTTAACACCGTGGTCATGAAACGGATTGTAGTCACCAGCATATGCATGGTTAGTCCAACACTGAGAAACTTCAGCTTCAGCATCACGATCATATCCCTTTTTAAGATAAGTAGTACCTATCTGATTGAAGACAGTTTCTAGTTGTTTGCCAACATCACTATCTAACGGGAAATTTAGTTGAGCAGAACGTTCATCCTCTTTCAGTTGACCGACCAATCCATCAGCAAAACTTTCACTTTTTGGTACAATTTCTGAATCAATATGATCGTTAATCTCATCAATAATTTCTTGTGGAAATTCAACCCTAAGAATATTAAAATTTAGGATTGGACGCATTGCAAGCTGCATTCCACTTTGAACTTCACCAACGATATCATTATATTCAGTAGAGCCTTCTGGATAGGTATTTCCACCAGACGTTCTTACTTTTTTAACACCATCATCAGTAACAAATATTTCATAATCTTTTTCTTCTTCAACTTGCTCAACTTGCGTTATTTTTGCAGCATCAGCCTCAGCCATTTCAAACTCCTTATTGTTAGGATCAATCATTTTATTATAGGTATCTACAGAAAGCGTACCCTTTGTATTCGGCGAGACTTCTACCCTACCATTATCGGTTAGGGCTTCAATACCAAAGTCAGCAAAACTTATATCTTTTTGCACTAATTTACTTACCATTTCATACTCCTTATAATTATTAATAATAAAGGAAAAAGGGGGTTTTGTCAACCCCCCTTTCCAATTATTTTACCTCAACGAGTCGAGGCT